TGTCCAATTATTTAGAGAACGCGCTGCTAAACGCCGTTCTCCGCAACACATCCTATTCATCCCCGTCCACGGTGTTCGTTTCGCTTTACACCTCTGACCCCACCGATGCCGGCTCGGGTACAGAAGTCTCGGGTGGCTCCTATGCCCGCAAGGATGTGACCTTTGGCGCACCCTCTAACGGCGTGGTGACCAACAGCGCGGCAGTCGAGTTTGCCCAAGCAACCGCTTCGTGGGGAACCGTTGGCTACATCGGTTTGCATGACGCCGTGACAAGTGGAAACCTGTTATTCCATACAGCCCTGACCACGGCCAAAACCATTGAGTCTGGCGACATCTTCAAGATCGCCGCTGGCTCTCTGAGCGTTACCCTTGCTTAATGCCTCTTACCCTAGAGGAGTTAGACCAGTTTGGCACTCTGGAGTCGATGCCGCAGTATTCGCTCGACCACGACTGGTATCCAGATAGGGTTTGCGGTAGTTGGACGTTAGATGAGTTAGACAACTTTGGGAATCTGGATACGATCCAGTTCTCGATAGATAGCGAAATTTGGGGGATTGCTTGCATCTTCCTAGACGCCCCCGCAGACATTACTGCAAGCGCAAGCGTAGATGCACAAGCCTACCGGGAACGTACCGGAGAAGGGCTGATTACCTCTGAGGCAACCGTAGATGCAACCGCATTTGCCATTCTAGGCGGTTCTGCGGCCATTACAGCCGATGCCAGCGTTTCCGCAGAGGGTATACGCATCCAGCAGGGAGAAGCCGTTGTAGAGGCTTCTAGCACCGTTAGCGCCGAAGGCAACCTTATACGCTCGGCAGAGGCAAACATTACCGCCGAAGCCACGGTTTCTGCGGATGCCTTCCGAATTACCGAAGGTGTGGCAGATATTTCCGCTTCCGCAACAGTTGATGCAACGCCGCAAAGAGTACGGACGTTTGAAGGATTGATTACCTCTGACGGCTCGTTTAGCGGTGAGGCCATTCGGGTTCGGACGGCCAGCGGTGACATTACGGGAACCGCAACTGTTTCCTGTACGGCTGGATTTGAAGCCTTTGGTCAGGCAAACATCACCGCAGAGGCTACGGTCGTCTGTAACGCCAACGCTGTGTTCAGCGCGGTAGGTGCGATTACTAGCAATGCCGTGGTGGTGGCAGACGGACGGATTATTGGTGACGAATGGGGTCCGGTCACACCCGGAGCAAACACTTGGACGCCGGTATCAGAAGGCGCAAATACTTGGACAGATGTGACGGTAGGGCCAAATACATGGACGCCCGCATCTGTGATGTCAAACACTTGGACAACCAATTCTGCTGGAAATAATACATGGCAACTAGGATGAACTTTGAGGAATGGCTGCCGGACCAGCCAGGACTTGTTGGGGCGGTCAAGGAAGCCCTAAACGTAGTCCCGCAAGCCGTGGGCTATGGACCGCTACGGACGCCTGTGGACTATTCCCAGGCCGCCTCCGAGAACATCAATAACGTGGTGGCCGGTCGTGACCCCGCCTCTGGCAACACCGAGGTATTTGCGGGCGGTGCAACAAAGTTATTCAAGCTCGATTCCAACGACCTGTCTTTGGACGACGTATCTAAGTCTGGTGGCTACACAACCCCGACCGAACAGAAGTGGCGCTTTACCCAGTTTGGAGATGTGCTGATTGCCGCCAACAGCGATGAGGTCTTGCAATACTGGGAGCTTGGAACCTCAACCGCATGGGCTGACTTGGATGCCGCCGCACCGCAGGCCCGTTACCTCACCGTGGTCCGAGACTTTGTGGTAGCCGGTTATACCTCTGGGACGGAATCCCAGAAAGTACAGTGGTCGGGGATTAACGACGAGACCGCATGGACTACGACTTCTACCAACCAGTCTGACTACCAGATCATCCCTGACGGCGGTTCTGTTCAGGGGGTTACGGGTGGTGAGTTTGGGCTAGTGCTGATGGAAAAATCCATCTACCGGATGTCCTACGTTGGAACCCCGGCGATCTTCCAGTTTGACAACATTTCCAGAAACCTTGGGTGCTTTGAGCCGAACTCAATTGTTCAGTATCAAGGCGTGACCTACTTTTTAGGGGACGATGGATTCTATGCGTGCAACGGTACTCAAGTTATGGGAATCGGTACAGAAAAAGTTGACCGATTTTTCTTCGGCGATCTGGACGAGGCTTACTCATATCGGATGTCGGCTACGGTCGATCCTATCAAGAATCTTATAGTCTGGGCCTACCCATCTTCGGGAAGCAACGGCGAGGTTGATAGTCTTTTGATCTACAACTTTGAGGTCAAGCGTTGGTCTCGCGGAGAGGTATCTGTCGGGTTTGTAGCTCAGTCTGCGACCCCGGCGTTTACCTTAGAAGCATTGGACGCTTTTGGAACTCTTGACACGCTAACAACCAGCCTAGACTCCCGCATCTGGACGGGTGGCAAGTCGCAGTTTGTGGGCGGCAACGGGGCCAAGATCGTGACGTTTTCAGGCGTAAACCTTACCGGAACCCTGCAAACCGGAGATGTTGAGATTCCGGGTTCGGTCAGCACCATCAACATGACCCGACCGCTCGTGGATGCCGGACAAGGACAAGTCGCAGTTGCAACCCGCAATCGGCTTGTAGACGCCGTTTCATTCGGTAGTTATACTTCTGCTGACTCCGAAGGTCGTGCCGCATTTAGAACCACAGGGCGATACCACAGGCTTTCAGTTCAACCGACCGGATCGTGGACAACCGCGATTGGGATTGAATTCGACATCGTGCCAGCAGGGACAAGATGACATTTCGCGTTTTGCCATATCAGGGTGGATCGCCACGGGAAATATCCGAGGTGGTCAACAACATTATGAATGGCAAGACCAACAATACTGGGACGGTCACAATCGCTACTGGTGGCGCAACCACCACCACGATCAACGATGCCCGGATTGGCTATGACAGCAAGATCATCCTGATCCCAACGTCACAGACCGCCGCAAGCCAAGAGTTTCCCTACGGATCGTTTAGTAGCACCGCAGACCAAACCGCCGCCAGTACGACAACGGCGTATGCGATGACGTACAACACCACGGACTTTTCGGATGGGGTTACATTGTCTAACAACTCCCGGCTGGTGGCTGGGTTTTCGGGAATCTACAACCTGCAATTCAGCGCACAGTTTCTAAACGCTAACGTGCAGATTCAAGATACAAGCGTCTGGTTCCGCAAGAACGGGACCAATATCGACAACACCAATAGTCAATTTTCAGTCCCAAACAGTCACGGTGGCGTGGATGGTGCGTTGATTGCCGCACTTAACATTTATGTTAATTTGCTAAAAGACGACTATGTGGAAATTATGTGGTCAACCACAGACACAGATGTCTCCATACAAGCTATCCCGGCGCAGACTAGCCCAACTAGGCCAGCAACCCCGTCGGTGATTGCAACAATGCATTACCTGTCTACTAACGGATACACCAGCAACGTCTATTTTGACCCGTTTGTGTCGGCAACCTTCAATGGCAGCGCAACTATTTCTCATGCGCCCAACACTAACGCTGGAAGCACGTTTAGCTACGTTATTGTCGGATGATCGAGATACGAAACATCCAACCGCAAGAACTCAAAGCATGGTGGCCGTTTGTCAAACCAGGGTTAGACACGATCCTCAGAAAGTCTCCCGAGGACTGGATACCCGAGGATGTATACGCGCAATGCTTTTGCAAGAATTCGTTGCTGTGGATATTTTTCGAGGACAACAAACCTCTAGGATTTGTAGTTTTAGTAGTAAGACCCGAGGCGGTTCATGTCTGGTGCTTGTGGGCAGCAGTCAAAAACCGCTTTGTAGAGGGAACCAAAGTGTTTTGGAAAACCCTAGAAGAAGCAAACATTAAAAAGGTGACGTTTGAGTCTCACCGTAAGGGATGGGACAAGATCGCTCGTCAACATGGATTTTCACCCCGGAGTTGGGTAAAGGAGTTATAAATGGCTGGTGGCGGCGGCGGTACGAATACCGTAACAAGGACAGAACTTGATCCGACGATGCGGCCCTACGTCCAATACGGACTGTCAGAGGCACAACGTCTTTATCAGACCCCTAATGTCCCGCAATACTATCCCGGGCAAACCTACATCGGACCGTCTGCACAGACCACGGCTGCTCTCCAAGCGGCTCAGACCAGGGCGATGCGTGGCAACCCGTTGGTTCCTGCGGCACAGCAACAACTCCAGCAGACCATTCAGGGCGAATACCTAGGCGCAAACCCATTTCTGCAAGCTGCCCTACAGCCTGGATTTGAGGCCGCACAGCGTCAGTACGAGTCTGCAACTAACCAAGCCCTGTCCAACTTCTCCCGCGCTGGCAGATACGGTTCCGGGGCCATGCGTGGTGCTTTAACCAATGTCGGTGGTGAGTATGCGCGTGCGCTTACCGGAGCCGCCGGACAACTAGGTTATGCCAACTACGCAGACGAGCGTGCAAGGCAACAAGCCGCGCTTCAAGCCGCCCCAGCAATGGCCGCCCAAGACTACGCTGACATTCAACGACTGTCACAGATTGGTCAGCAGACCGAGGCATATCAGGAAATGGCCCTGCAAGACGCCATCAACCGATTCAACTTCGAGCAACAAGCTCCGTATGCCCGCCTGCAATCCTTTCTTTCTGGTGCTTACGGTGCGCCGTCAGGGATGCAACAAGTTACGCCGGTCTACCGCAACCCGATTGGCGGTGCGCTAGGTGGCGCGTTAGCAGGGCAAGCAGTAGGTGGTCAAACAGGTGCGGTTGTTGGCGGTGCGTTAGGGTTGCTGTCGTAATGGCTGCGTATCTTCCATTTGCCGCAGCAGTAACACCACCAGTTGCCGCTGCTGGACCAG